TGTGGTGGGGGTTGTGTTAGATGCCCACATCATAACACTTCCCGTTTCAAATCCTAATTTGTTCAGTTGAGCAGATGTGGGATTAACCGCTGTTGTAGCCAAGTTGGGAAATTGAGATTGAAGGACAGACTTTATTAATCGTATGTGATCGTCGCCTTCGGATATGTTATCACCAGCTGCAGGGTTAGATGTACTTAGCTGGCTAATAAAGGTGGCAGATTCTACCGTCATTTACCTAGTCCTTAGTCTATTTTAACATTATTTGTAACAATTGTCAAGCTATAGTGACATACCCTTTACAGTTGCTGGTTCACCAGCTGCTATTATATAACCAGCTTCTAGCTCAGTTTTAGGATCATATAATTTTAAAATACAAGTTGCTGCATCATCATGGTCTTTGTAGCTGCCAATTACCGATTTAACCGATAGCTCAACAGGTGGGTAAAACCTACTGCAAAAACCCTCTATCTTTTTTTCCATTATTGTAGTGGCGTACTTTTCCCTAGTTTCTGAATCTGCCAAGGCAATGTCCAGTATATCGTCTTCATTAGCACACATGAAGAACACCATAACCTTATCTCCCTTTGCCCATACTTCTTTGGCAATTGCTGGAGGGGAAACTACTAATAACAAAAATGTTAAAAATATAGTTAGCCTAGTTATCATGGTTTAGAGGGCCAGACAATGTTGTTAATGTCTACGGTTGAAGGTAAATCTCTAAGGTCTTGACGATACTGAGTTTGTGCTTCAGACATTGCAGGAGAGTCAGGCATTGCCCACCAGTCTGTGTCTGCTAGTTTGGCATTGCGTTCTTCCCGAAGTGCTGCCATCGCCCGTGCGTCAGCACCGCTATCCCATTCAGCTTTACTTGCATTTCTTGCAGATTCTTCTTCAGCTGTAAGTTCTACGGTCTCTGTTCCCGCATCTGATACGACAATTTTATTAGTCATCAATTTAACTCCAGTACAACAAATTTTCCGCTGGCGAATGTGACCGTTGACGAATTTCCAAATTTGAAAGCGTCGATGTCGAGTGCCGCTTTATGTATTCCACCACCGTTGGTCTGTCTTAAGGTGCCTCCAGTGTCTTGACCGATTAAATTCCAAAGAGCGTTGGTTTGTGCAACAGCTTGGTTTGGATCAAAGATTGTGAACCATCCTGAAAATCCTTCATCGGACGCAGCACCAAAACTGCTGTCTCCGAGAGACCAGTTTCCTTGACTTGTGGATAATGTTCCACTCGGTCCATTCCGATAATCATAGGTTGTGGTCGTAATGTAAGAACTGCCGTTATCAGAGCTTAGAGTTACAATGGGTAAAAACCCACCATCATTTGACAGCTTAACATTTGTGAACCAAAGACTCGTTGTCTTGGTTAGCGAGGTAACTTCTAAAGCAGCAGTACTACTAAAGGTGCCACTAGTTTTCACAGACCAAGCACCGCCGCCAGCTTCGGCCCAACTTCCATCTCCTCTTAGAAAGGTAGATGAATTGGCAGTACCGCTTCCTAATCGAGCAGTTGGAACGGTCCCACTGCCTAAATTGCTGGCATTGAGTGCAGTAACTTGACTACCATTGATAGCCGGAATACCAGTAGCATCGGCGGCGAGTACATTACCATTTGCCACACCAACTGTTTTAGTTGAGGCGTCTCCTAGACCTAGTGATGTTCTCGTCGCACCGGCATCATTTCCGGTGATTGTTATCGGCATTTTTGAGGTTCCTTCTAGTTAAATAATTGTCCAAGTTGCAGTATCGGCTATGGTCACAGACGATCCGTCCGTCACAGTTAACGGCCCCATTGAGAGGCCATTCGAGCCAGCGGCCACTGTAAGAGACACGCTGCCACTGATTTGATTCTTGTTTGTTCGTATTACAGCCTCTTCCCCAGTACCTCCACCATCAAGAGCAGGACCACCTGCAGAAATTGTCTGGTAGGTTGGTGCGCTGCCTGATCCTGTACTGGTAAGTACCTGACCCGCTGATCCTGTTGCTGTTACTGCTATTGCACCTGTACCATTCCCTATAAGAGTACCGTGGGCTGCCAAGGTAGTTGCACCTGTGCCACCAGAAGCTACAGGAACCGTGCCGATACTTACAGTTATATTACCCGTTGCTTGATTAACAGCCACAGGCGAGGTAGCTGCTACAGACGTTACACCGGATAAGGCTGCAGCCAGAGTAGATTTACGAACCTTGAAGGTTTTTTCAGCACTAATGTCAACAATGGGAAGAACGTCATCATCGGCAAGATCAGCTGAAGTTATTTCATCTAGCTCTGTAATTTTTTTGTTAGTGGGCATTTAATCCTCCAGCTGTTTTATACTAGCCTTGCAGCCATGTAATATTAACTGTGGCAGTTCCACTGGCAGTAATTGCAGCTACTTCGTCATTTTCAACAACTGTAAAAATATCTGCATCCCCTGCATTTATCAACACACCACCTGCAACAGTGGCCGTTGGGTCTGCACCTGGACCAATTTTAACAAAGACAGAAGCAGTTGATGCAATCCTGACTTTGGTAACTTGCGCTGGACAACCTCCAGAACGGGTTGCTCCAGAGCTAGTTGTAGCAGACAAGTTTTCACTTGAGTGTACTCTGTAGTAGTTATTTTGTCGCGCCATGTGACTTTTCCTAAGCTTTAATGTTTTTGTCCGAGTTCATTTCAAATCCTAGCTCTATACCCTTGAGCTTTAACTGTTCCCTCTTAAGTGCCATATCGTGTTCTAGTTCTATTCTTTCCAGTTCCATCTTAGCAGCTTTGATCTCAAGCTCCTTAGCCTTAACCTGTGCTTCTAATTGAGATGCTTGGGCCTCTGTTACCAATGCCTGTGCCTGGGCCTGTGCCAGTTGCTCTTGCGGACTCAGTGGCATTGGCTCTGTTGGAGGTTGACTGACAAACTTATCCACATTTTTAATACCCATCTCGTCAGCTACTTCTACGACAAGATTATAGATATTTTGTGGTTGTACAATTCCCTTGGTTTGCGTTGCTACTTTTTCAATCAATCCGGTAAAGTTGGTAATGTTCTGCAACCTTACATCTTGATCTCCATAGCCTATACCAACATGTATGTCTACATCTAGGTCTTCTCTCCAACTGCCAGGATCTATTTCAAAATACTTATTGTCAAGTCTAACAACCTTTTTACGATCTTCGTAGCGTTGTATCATGTTGTAGATTTGCTTAAACATGTTTCTAACGCCAGTGTCGGCAAAGATTCTGGCAACGAGTTCTAACCTACCTTGGGCATTTGTCAAAGCTGATGTTACAGCACCTTGGGTAACGTGTGATTTTAAAACGTCAGCTGGTAGTCCTTGGGTTTTGGGATTGACACCAGTGCGTCCACTTTTAATATCCTCCCAGTATTGGAGCATTCTGAAACTGTCAGCACTCAATGCTGGTGTTTGGATTGGTGTCAGTGCATTTGGACTACGGGTACGGACAATACCACCTGGGCGATTTGTTAAGAGATCGTCAATATTAACCTGCCCCTCAACTACCTGGAACCTGCCGTTGTTGGCAAGGTACATGTTGTCCAGGAGATTACGGGTAAGGGTTGATCTTATAAGTTGTATATCCTGTACTGTTTCTGCAACGCTTAGACCAAAAAACTTGTGTGGAATCGGAATTGGGCATATTGTAGAAAACGGAATGTAATCTATTGGCTCTATGTCCAGCAACTCATCCCCAGCGTGACAAATTTTATGCAGGACACTTATTCCTGAGCCATCCATGTCTAACTTTATATACGACTCGTATACCTGTACTACAGATTCTGAGTCTGAAGAGGACTGATTAGGATAAGTATCCGTCGCATCATATGCATGTCGGGCCATGTACTCCTGAGAAGTGGTAATGTCATCTGCACCACTTTCAAAACCAGGGAGTGACTCGACTATTTCCTGGTCATATCCCATGCTTATCAGATCACTTTTAGACTTATGTGACCTATGGCAGATGAACCTAGCGTCCTCCAGGGTTTTAGCACCTTTGTTTATTAAAAACTCTTCTGGAGGTACATTCTCTAGCCTAACCTTACCATCCATCTCAGTACGGGCAAAGGTAACATCGTGAGAGATTTCCTCAACCTCTACTGGCTCACCTGTCATTGGGTCAACGGCTTGCTTAATGACAACTGTTTCAGTATGCTCTATTTCTTCTAAGTCTTCATCTTGTAGAAGAAGGTTGTACTCTTGCTGTGTTAAATTTTCATAAGACTCAGTTGTGGTCTTTTCAATATCTTCCCAATAGTGCTTAACAACTCCTACCTTTTGCATTAGAGCATCTAGGAAAAAGTTGTAGAGGATCATAAAACCATTATTTTGTTTGTAAAAAACATGGTTTACATACTTAGTAGCTTGGTCTGCAATGGCCTCGTCTTCTGGACCCTCTGGTACAAACTTTACAACTTTGTCTCCAGCTGTGAAAATACGCATCAGGGATGGCATCATCCACATTAGCGTATCTTGAACATCTGTTACAACTACCTGGGAGCGACCGTCTTCCTCGTTACCAAACGGCTCCCCGTAAAAGTACTCCATTGCCTTTTCACGTTGGGAGCTAATTTCAGAATCTGCATAATCGGAAGAGCCATTAATCTCGCTCTCCACCATTGCAAGGATTTCATCATCGTCTAGGTTATAAGCCATTTTATTTCCTGCTACGTTTAATTTTAGCAGCTTTTCTAGCATGGCGCATTGCTCTTGCTGAATCTTCATCTCTAAATGCAGAAATAAGATTATTCACGCCTTGCATCATTGTACGCCTAATTGGACCTGGATACCCTTCAGAATACATTGTATTTTTAAAAACATCGTTCATTTCTTGAAGTTTTTTAGTCTTTTTCTTATTTATTTTACCATTAGTTTTGACGTAGTACTGAGTTAGTTTGTCCATTATACTATCCCTGCGCTCGAATATTTAATTTCTTCCTCGTATCCGTATTTCCGATAGTGCGTTTTGTTTTTCATTTTTTCTCCAAATCGTTCTACGGAGAGGGCAGCGTAGCGCATTGCGCTTATAAGGTCATCTTTGATCGGCACCACTCGTCCATTTTTTCGATGGTAGAGACGCATTTCCTCAAGGGT